TAATATAATTTGGATTTCCCACTGTAAAATTGCCGGGGGTATGCATAGTATTCCCAACACCTCCCACACACACACTATATACACAACATCCGCCGCACACCCAACCCCACTCCAGGAAAATTTACTATAATAGACCGAGATAATATCTAAAACCCTAATGCTCAATACATGAAATATGATAATATGTCAATAGACGGAAAAGTGGGATTCCTAGAGAAGGACCACAGATATGAACTAATATCAGACCCAAACCTTAAATTCAACTCAGTTACCACTCTTATCGGTGACTACCACGAGGAATTCGTAGCCAAAGATCACGCACAGAGACTCTCCAACGGAGGGGCCTTACCAGACTCCCGCTATTACGGGATGTCAGAACAGGAGATCCTAGACTCCTGGGTGGAAGCCTCCACTATGGGTACCAGACTCCATGCATACGGAGAGGCGTTGCTTAACGGAGATACTTCAGCTGTACCTCCAGATTCACCGAAGGCCAGACATGTACCCATCATAGTACAGGATTTGAAGGACAAGGGATACGAGTTGGCTAAAGCTGAACTCCTAGTGTATTCACTGGACTTACAATTAGCGGGACAGTCAGATATCATACTTAAACGTAAGTCATCTACTGATCCCTCCAAGTACGAATACGCGATATACGACTGGAAGTTCTTGGCTGCTCCTCTACAGAAGAAGGGGTTCTTTGATACTAGGACTAGGAAATACAGGAAGATGAAGAAGCCGTTTCATTACTTAGACGATATCAACTGGATACACTACTCAATACAGCTCTCTATGTATCAGACACTGACTGGGGACCCCTCACTCATTAGAGAGAAGGTCCTCATCGTGGTTAATGATGATGAGTGGGCATACGAGCCTTGCTACCCCAATATGAGGGTATTCTGGGATTCTGACAATCAACTGCAGACTGTATATGAGACATGGAACGGGAAGTTCTATGATTCCAGAGTGGATCGTATTCTGAAGAGATGGCCTTCTGATATAGCAAGATAAATACACCCAAACACACATACATGATTTTAAACAAGTTAAAGAAACCGTTACTAACAATGCTAAAAGATGTTCCAAGTACAGCAGCTAAGGTAAAGATTAAACCAATGCAGCTAGCACCGGAGACAAGAGCATTTCTGAATTCCAATGATATATCATGGAATGATTTTTTAAATGAGGCTGGCTTAGACTTAATGCCTAATAATATAAACACCGCACAAGTGCTTGATTCGTTTGTACGCTCATTTACACATGAAGCCCCAGGCACTCTAACTCCGAAGAATCTATCGGCATATATCAAACTGAAGAACCCTGATTTAGCTAAGAATCTAGACACTGATGTAAAGGATGTTAACGTAATGCTTAACAATAAAGATATGGGATTGATAGACAATCAGGTACTCAAAGACTCGCTGAACAAAATAAAGGAGGCGGTAGAGGTTACTGATGCACCAACACCTCAGGAATTATTAGCAGTCAATCTGTATACTAAAGGCTATAATACACCAATACATACAAGCGATTCTCCTCTATTCGAGGCATTACGTAAGGAGTTGGATTCTATCTCAGGTAAGATGAAGACAAGGGAAGATCTCTCATTAATTAGAGAGACGCCGCTAGATTATATATACAATACCAGTCAGAAAGGGAGGTCTAGGTTGAAGGATATAGATGTTGGAGATATATTAGAACCTAATCAATTCCTGAGTACATCAACTAATCCACTGAAACTAGGATTTAATCCCAAGAGGGTAAGGATAGTAGTACCTAAAGGTAAGAATGTTATAGCACCGAATAAACTTAATTATTTTGCATCACAGATTCCTAGTGAAGCAGAGATCATACTGCCTAAGGGTGCCAAATATGAGGTACTTATGAATAGACTTAAAGAAGGGATAAAGAAGAGGTTTGATTTTGATAGGATTAAAAGGTATGGAGCAGAGTCTCCGTTACCTGATATAACACTAAAGTTAGTATAACATACACACACACATTAAAACAGAAAAACACATGGAAACACAAGGAAACACATGGCAAGCACAACTGTTTTCTCCAGGAGATACAGTTACATTGAGACAGGAACTGGATAACAAGCCAGTTATGGTAGTGAAGTCAGTGGACAGGATATCTGATATGCATGAGAAACCTAGACTGCTAGGGATAACCTGTCAATGGTTCAACAAGAACCAAGAGCTACAGACAGCAAGATTTTCAACTAAAGATCTAATACACGTGTAATACACACACATGATACTACATAAACCAAAGAAAAGACAGTGGGGAGGTAGGCTGTATTCAATATTAAGCAGAGCTTCAGATATAAAGGCGCCTCTCAAATCAATGGTAAAAGAAGTGGACTTAGCGAAGCAATTACCATTGGATTTAAAATATAGAAATCTAGCAGAAGCAAATGAGGATATAGTAACTTCTAATATATTAGAGATCCAAGATGAGTATGTGAATGCCTTGGATAAACTAAGAAGGAATAGATTTACTGCTGAAGACTATAAGAAGCTAGAAGACTTTACTGGTGGTTTGCTAAGAGAGAATAAAGATTTGCTTGATAAGGCTACTATTAATAAAGAAGATATACTACCAAATCATAAAGACGTAAACACGTTTGATGATGTGGCTGAGATTCTAGCCTTAGCTGATTATAAGTTAAGAAATCCTACTGCTAAATTGCCGGAGATAGATGCTTTGAGTGATGATAAATTATATGAGATTAGCGAGGACTTACATGATAATATACCATACTTAAATATAGATGCTTATAATAGCATAGCTGATAGACTGAATGATATAAACAAAAGGCATGTATTCAAATCCTACAGCGATAGGTATGCCGATAATACATCAATAAATGCTCCAATATTACGCAAACAGTTTAAAGGAGTGTTTGATAAGGTAAATGATCAGTCATCAAAAATATCTACCAATGAGGTTAAAGCGATACAACAAGCACTAGAGGAAGGGAAGATGGTAGATGCTATTCCAAAAGAGAAGTACCAGAAACTACTAGATTACTTTGATAATATTGAGGAATTACCTGAAGGGTTAAATCATGCAGCAATTAGAGAGGCTTTGGAGAGACCTAAACTGGTCACTGATTTCAACGATAATCCGTACGCTGTGATTAAAGGTTACTCTATGATACCCAAAAGGTATATGAAAGAGTATGATGATGACTCCATACTAAACACCATTATACATGAGTTTGCGCATGAGGCAGATATATATCAGATGGATAATGACGAAGTGACTAAAGTATTAAAGAAATGGTTTAATTACCCTGCTATCAAGAAGTCTATGCCTAACTACTTTACAGATGAAACATCTGTCACAAGGGAGCTGCTGGCTACACTATTTCCTGCTAAAGTTAAAAAAGGTGGGGATACTTCAGCTCGTGATTACATAGAGAGTCTGTATAGAAATGGTTATAATTTCTCAGATTATCTGAATATGACTGAAGCAGAGCCTAGACTTATAAAAGATAAAGCCAACAATTATCTAAATAAGCTATTGCCTAGCCTACTTGCTGTAGCATCACTAGCAAACACACAACAATAACATACACAGGAAATATATATATATATGTACACATTCGAGTTTCGGGATGGGAGATTTGTAACTAACTGGCAATTCTTTCTATTCAAAGAGTTCACAGATATATGGAATTATGACAAGACTGTAGATAAAGATGCAGCAAATAAACTATTGTACTTTGTCTTTCTGATAGCTGATATCACAGATGAGAATCCTCTTCTGGATGAGACTAAGAACAGATGGACGGAGGCTAAATTCAGGGCTTTTAATGACTCCCATAAGGAGTTCACTGATAAACAATCCAAATTAATAGACGCAGCAATTAAACGTTACATAGAATTAAATAATACACCGGAGGAGAGGCTATTGACTGCCTTCGATAACATGGCGAATCGTTTAGCACATGTCGTGGATACTACAACTCCAGAGACAGTGACTAATGTAGATAATGGTGTGGTGTCATATGCCAGTAATTCGAAGATCATAGCATCGTCTCTATCTAAATTATCGAAATTAAGATCTAATAGAGAGAAGATAATATCTCTCATTAAAAAAGAAGCAATAACTCAACGGATCAGGGGTCAACTTAAACTATCACCTCTCATCCGAGGCTTGATTACACTAGATTTAACAGAGGAGGAATACGACGATGAATAAGGGAGACATGTTTGAATTATATAACGGGAAAATAAGGCTCGTGGAGGATAATATATCCTATCCCATATTCAAGGAGTGGATGTCTAAGTTAAGCGCTGAGAAGGCAAGAAAACGCGTATTATTCGTGTTTCTGTATGCATCACGTTCTAATGATAATCCTATCAAGGACTATGAAGAGAAAGCTAGGAGAGCAGAAGCACTTAGACTAGTATACGGATCTAAACCACCTGCAGAAGAAGAGATGAAGGAGCTGATATATGCAGCTAAACAATACTACCGGGATGAACATGATAAACTGCAGAAGGAGATCGATCTCTACGATAAGAAGATCTTCCAATTCATAGAGCTACTGGATAAGACAGAGCCTGAGATAGTTAGGAATGAACATGAGATTACGGGGAAGGTGACGTTTGCTACCAACATCGATATTATTAATGGTGTATTGGAGAACTCACTCTCTGTAATACTAGACAAGGCATCCCTACAATCTCTGCAGAAATCCGGGCATTATAACAAAGACTTGAGGCCTTCTCTAGACAACAAGAAAAGAGACAAATTATTTAACTATGATACTTAGAAACAGACCACAGAAAAAACAAAAATACGCTAAAGTAAAAGAGAAATGGCAGATATAAAAATCAAGAAAGGAAAACAGGGGGATCCATACGAATACAAACTAGATGGAGATAGGGTATTCACACGAAAGATAGGATCTAATAAATGGATATCCCTTCAAAATGATCCAGCTAAACACGTGAGATCTAAAGTGTTCGGACTATCATCAGATGCAGCCGCCAATAAACCAAGTTCCAGTGAACCGCGTTCTGGGGGACTTGCGCTAAACAAATACTTACCAAGTGGTGGAGAGAATGATCTTAGTACTGCTGGAGAAGTAGCGCAGTGGGCAATACCTGCAGCAGCTGCAGCCTCCTTACTGTTAGGAAAAAGGGGTAAGGTGATAAGGAATGCACTATCTAAACATCTGGTACCCAAAGGTAAGGGATTTAATAAGGTGGGAGATGCTATCCTTGGGATGTCTACTGATGCATCAACAAAGGCAGGAAGGAATACTAAACAACTGGCTAAAGGTCTATTAGCACCAGTTGGTGGAATAGCTAAATTTGCGGCTAAACATCCGAAAAAGGCTGTGGCTACAGGATTAGCAGCATATCCTATACTATCAGATGAGTTATACAATACAGCAAATGATTTGATTGGATTTGATACTCCAGAGTCATATGAGGAAAGACAAAATGCTGAGCAAAACGATTTTGATAGAATTAAGGAGGAAGACACAGGATTTAAGGATGTACTACTAAACATGATGACAGGATATATTGATCCAAGAAAAAATATAATACCTACTACTGCAGGAGCTTATGGTCAATATATGACTAATGCTATACTACAGGATGCAGGATTATTAGGTGAAGGAGAGGCATATACTACAATGGATAACTCTACTTTAAGTAGAGAGGAGCAAGATGCTATGATTAAAGTAATTCAAAATGCTATAAATAGAAGAAATGCATATGGCATGACAGACTACAGAGATTATAGCGATAGTAAGAACGTTTATGGTGCGAAAAGCAGTGATGCAGCATTACAGAAGATAAAGGAATTAGGAGCACTTAAATTTACTGCAAATCCTGACACTATGGAAACTTTAGCACAGACAACAGGTACTTTTGCATTTGGTGTTGATGAGAATGGAGACCTGGTTGTGGTTGATTCGTACGATTTTAACCCATCACAGGCAAACATTAGTAAACTAGGAGCAAATCCAACAGAAGTGACTAAATGGTTGACATCAAAGAAAAACTTAAGTAAAGATAGAACAACTGGAGGTACAGGATTATTTGATGCTATTATAAATCCTGATTGGAACAATTTACATATAGCAGCAGAAAATATAAGAAGTGCAGTACCAGTAAAAGTGAATCTTGGTGATGCTTCGAGATATTTGACCGACGAACAGATTGAAACATTAAAAAAGAAGAGAGGTAATATGAGTGAATACCGACCAATTGCAAGGATATCTCCTACTAAAGAAGTTGGAGAAATAAAAGAAGTTGGAGTACTTGACAAATTAATGTCATTATTTGACTAATACATACACATCATGAACAATAAAGAACTATTAAGAAACCTGCTTAACTCGGGTTTAATAAAAAGATCGTTTGGTGATAGTGAACAACTAGAGCATCTCAATCAACTAAATGATCAATACAAGAGCAAGTACGGAAGAGATATGCCACTATCTGTACTGGCTAAAGCATACGACAGGATTGGAGATGCTACAGACAAGGCAGTTGTAGCAATGGATTACTTAGATAAAATCAATCAAGGCGATGATTTCAGTAGTGCATATGATTACAATATAAATCCGATGGATTATCAAGGATCTTCTGCCGAAGCATATAATATACGTTCAATCTATGATGCAGCAAAGCGTTATCATGAAGCATTCGACAAGGGTATGACTCCACAGCAGATAAACGAGTACTACTCCAAACTTGGGAACAAGAGCATATGGGATAGTCCTGGAGATGTATATAACTCAATGTTCTATACTCCTGCAGCAGCAAGGAAGATATTAAGGAATGAATCCGATATAAACGAGATGTTCGATGAGGATAGATTCAATAAGAATATCATATCAGGATACGAAAAGCTTACCGGGAAATCCCATGATGTTGGTACGCGTAATAAACTGCGTACATTATACAACTCATATCTACAACAAGGTATGTCAGCTGTAAATGCGGAAGCGAATGTATTGAACGATATACATAGCGGGAAATTTGGAAAGACAGGATACAAACCCTCTACTCCAACCACTGGCACAACCACTACCGGAGGTACTACAACCGCCACTGGAGGCGGAGGCGGAAGAGGTCAGACTGTAGCTGATTTGTGGCGTAAGAACACAGGCTTGGACTGGTCTAAGGCTAAGGAATACGGATATACCACAACAGGAGATAATTACCAACAGAATATGGAGTTGCGTAAACAGTTACTTGAGCATGGTAGTGATTTCCTTAATAAAGCCAAAGCAAAGTATGGGTCTGGAGCACCAAACACAGGTACAACAGGCACTAAACCCAATGAATGGTTGCTGGAATATTCAAGGAATCAAGCGCAAACCGCGGGCACAACTGGGGGACAGACTGAAGAGAAGACCATAGGAGATCTTCTGAAAGAAAAAGAAGTCAATGACGGTATGTTTAAGAGTTGGTCATTATTCAATAAGGAGAAACGCCAAGAGAATAGACTGAAGAGAAAACAGAAAAAACTGGATAAAAAGTATGGGAGATCCACTAGTAAAACACCACTAGGACCAGAGAATCAGACTAGCGCAAAAACTATGGCTGATTTATTAAAGCCTAATATATAATAAAGCATGGCAATATTATACAAGAAGACTAGACGTTACCAGGAAGGAGGAGGTACGGGAGATACAGACCAGCAATGGCAACCAAAATTCATATACACAAGTGCAGAAGAGGCAGCAGAAAACCCCATGCTTAAGTCCATCAGAACAAAGACCGATAATGGTACCTCACGTTGCTTAGGATCAGCACTAGATGCCGCCGCAGTCTGTGGGTATGACTACAGGCCAACGATATCTGGACAGAGACAAAGGATAGAGGCAGAAGGTGGAGAGTGGCTGGCTCCCAAAAGAGACAATGACGATAAGGTAGTGGACTCGTGGGATATGTATGATGTCTTTAAGGGCAGCGATGATGTGAGATTCTTATATGATAGACATTCTGGACAAGAGTGGAGTAATGACTACCTTAAAGATCTTCCGGTCAATACCCTTATTGGTATTGGAGATGCGAGAAATGACCGCTATATGTCCAAAGATTATAAGGACAGAAGATCTATTCATACAATAGCAATAATCGGATACGCATCAGACGGAACTCCTATAGTCTACGATACTGGTAAAGTCTACGAGGGGATACCACAGAAGTACTTAAATAGGATCAATTACATAATGACTCATAAAGACGCCCAAGATTATAACACAATAGCACAGTTGTCCGGTACTGGTACAACACAACAAGGTACTGGAGAAGGAGAAGAAGAGAATACACTCAATGCTTTTCAAGAAAATTACCAGGTATCAAATCCGGACAATGTCTCACTTCAGAACTGGTTTACAACACTCAGTAATATAATGGGAGATGAAGAGGCTTGGGTATCTTGGGGTAAACAAGATCAAGAACAATAGATATGGAAGATATAAACTTATGGTTACCAGATCCTGAATTGTGTACAGCACAAGAGGAACTGCGCCGTATAGAAGAATGGAAAAGGAAGAATGGGAAAGGCACTAAGAGGCCGTCGGAATTAGGAATCACCAACTATGTATATGGTAATCCATTGCCATCACAGTTCTATGAGGGGCGACGTCCGCCTCCTGTACCAATGGATTCAGCAGAGAATCTAGAATGGTACCAAGAGCAACTACGTAGGTCATGGTATGGATATGAGTGCTGTGGCATTAGGATTACTGGCGATCATTACTGGTTTCTTAATTTCACTCCTTTCCTTGTATTTAAAAAGAGGAAGGACGGAACATTAACCAAAGATATGGACATCGATTTCGCATCGTTTGCCTATATCCAAGATTACGTATTCAAACTCATCGAGGAGGCTCACGAAACTGGAAGAGGGTTCATGATGATGGGAGGCCGCGGTTATGGCAAGCAACAGCCTGATAGTGAGGCAGTTATGACGCCATCAGGACCTGTACCAATGGGGTCTATAAGGCCTGGAGATCGTGTGATAGGATCTGACGGTAAGCCCATCAAAGTACTGCAAATCCATCCACAGGGAATAGATGATGTGTATCAACTAACGCTAAAAGATGGGAGAAAGATCAGATGTGGTCTAGAACACCTGTGGACAGTCTACGATGTAAAGGGACGCAAAATGACCCTGGAACTGAAGGATATGCTTTCTTCATATAAGAAGGAATACGAAAATGGAGACGTTTATTATCAATATTTTATACCAAATGCGAAAGCAGTAGAATATGAGACTGCAAATCTACCAGTCCATCCGTATACACTTGGTGCGTTACTAGGTGATGGGTCATTTGATGAATACGGAGTAAGGCTTGGGATAGCAAAAGAGGATAGAGAAATTCTACAACATATCCTAGAATTGGAAGGGTGGAGTGACGATGATATAGGCATTCATGAGAGAAAGAAAAGAAAGAGTTATCATAAGTCATTCTTGCGTGTATTCTTTAAGAAATCCACAGGATTACTGAAAAACATAAAGTCTATCGGATTACATGTAACAAAGACATTCGATAAATTTATACCAAAGCAATACTTGTATGGTTCAGTAGCACAGCGTTTAGCGTTATTGCAGGGACTCATGGATACAGATGGCTATATATCTAAATCTGGGCGCATAGAATTTTATAATAAATCAAAGCAACTAGCAGAAGACGTAATGTATCTGGCTAGGAGTCTTGGTATCAAGACATCTCTAGGACTAGATAGTAGAGAAGAGAAGATAGGATATAGAGTAAGGCTTTATACAGGAGAGGATGTGTTCTTCTTAAGTAGAAAGGCAGCACGTCTTAATAAAAATCCGAATAAACGAGTGCAGAATCATAGGGACAGGACTGCCATTGTAAATATCGAGAAGCTAGACTACAAAGAACCGTCCACCTGCTTAACTGTGGATGCTAAGGATAATCTGTATCTTACTACAGATTACACAGTGACTCACAATACATACATGATCCTGTCTATCCTTGCCAAATACTACTACCTCAAGCCAGAAAGTCACAATGTAATCTCTGCATCACATTCCGGACATGCAGACGAAGCATTTGCTAAGATGCTGCGTATGCTACAGGCCATCGAATCAATACATCCTACCCTAGCACTGGCTAGACTCAAGGATAGGAATGATGAGGTTATGTCTGGATACGAAACAACCATAGATGGTGTTAAACAGCAGAGAGGCCCGATGTCCCGCATCGAAAAGGTTATCTATGGCGATAATCCAGGGGTAACCAGAGGATCACGTCCTGATACCTTCCTGATGGAGGAGATTGGAGACTGGAGAGGAGGAAAGGGTAACCTCAAGGAATGTTACGCAGCCTCACTAGGATCGTGGCGTATTGGATCTCAGTTTAAAACCAGACTATTCATGATTGGTACCGGGGGATCTGTGACATCAGATCAAGCCAAGGATATCTTCACCAAACCAGAGGCATACAATCTACTTGCTGTGGATGATTTTGCACTTAAGGCAGGAAAGAAGCATGCGATATTCATTCCTTCTCACTATCTATTTGGTGGTGCAGGATGGGAACGCACTGGAGTGAATAACAACGAGTGGGCCCGTGAATTCCTAGAGAAGGAGCGAGAGCTGAAGAAGGATGATCCGGAACTATACAACAAGTTCGTGTCAGAGTTCCCATTCACCGTTGAGGAAGTATTCAAGAAATCCGGAACCAATATATTCCACCAACGCAATATTGGTAAGCAGTGGATGGATATTATACAAGGAGCAGATCATATAATCACTCCGGAGAAAGGATTCCTGGAATGGAAGAGATCTAAATCAGGGAAGATTGTTGGAGTTGAATGGGCAGCAAATCCTAATGGAAATGTGGAAATTGTGGAGCATCCGTACAGAGGAAAGAATGGAAAGACAGTATTCACGGATCTATATGTTGCTGGCATAGATAGTATTGATCAAGGCCAGCTTGATTCCACATCAAATAAAGACCGGTCATCTCTAGCCATGCTGGTTAAGAAACGTGTTGTGGATGGAGAATACTTCAACCAAACATCGAATCTTTATGTAGCAAAGTATATAGGAAGAAGCCTTGATGTACGAGATGACTACGAGGAAGCCCTAAAGCTGGCTATGTACTACAATGCTAAAGTAAATGTGGAGTATACCAAAATCGGTATCGTGCAGTACTTTAGGGAACGTAAACAATGGCATCTATTTATGAAGAGACCAGCCATTGCTAAATCCAATGCAGGATCTCATGACTCCATATTCTTACAGAGAGTGAGGGAGCAGAATCTAATAGGTACTACAACCACACCTACAGTTATTGACTACGGAGATGGTAAGATCAAGGAATACACTAGAGATTTTGCACATCAGATATTCTTTTCTGATTTACTGGAACAACTACGCGATTATCAGAGAGAAGATAGGACCAAGTATGACTTAGTGATTGCTATGGCTCTTTGTGAGATAGCAGACGAAGACATGCTAGGAGAACCTGGTAAACCACAAGGCCTTGATACAGATGAGTTTCAGGAGTTTGGTTACTATATCGATGAGTATGGCCGAAAGAAGTTTGGAACAATACCTGCAGCAAGACGTAGGGTGGAAGATTATCTGGTTGAGTCTAAAACCAATGGATTCAGGTGGGTAGATATGACAGGAAGGCCAAGATTTGATGATAAATTCGATGTGGTAGATGCCAGGGATTTATAATTAATTTACTATAATAAGTGAGACAAAAACAAAATATTGAACAACAAAATCTTATGAAAAATGAATGAAGAAATAAAACATGTAATTCTTACAGCAAACACTTACAACAGACTAATTAACTATCTAATCAACAAGCCATATGCAGAAGTGGCTAATTTGATGACTTCTATTGAAACAGAGGCAATCAATCACTACAATACACTGACTGTGATCCTAAAGGAGATTGATCCATCGGAGTTATCGATTGATGAACTATCTATCAATAAACAAAAAAAAGGAGATAATTAATATGTATGTTGATATAGAGAACACAAAACCACTACGGGATACAGTTATAGTTAAAATGGTGGCTTTGGATGAGGTATTCGATGAGCTCATACTCCAGGAGCATTCGGATGAAGATGATATAACCACACGTAAAGCGGAGGTGGTGCAACTAGGACCAGATGCCGATAAGTTTGGACATTGTCCTGGTTTGAAGGTGGGTGAAATCGCGGTATTCACAGAATTCGCAGGATATTTCATTCCAACAAAGGATGATATCTATAAGGCTGTGAGAGGATATGATATAATTGGAAAATTCAAGAAAAAAGCAGATATGAAAGATGTAGAAAAACTGGAGGCTACAGCAAACAGAGTGGTAGTAGAGTTAGGACTACCTAAAACAGAAGACGATATAATCCTAGAACAAGGAAATGACCCAAGGCAAGCTGACCTAAGCTACGGTACGATTAAGTCCGTTAGTCCGGAATTAGCAGATAAATGGGAAGTTGGACAAGGCGTGGCATTTCCGCCATATGCCGGTACAACTATAAGACATTATGAATCAGACGACAAAAGAGAACTAAGAGTAGTAGTTGATTTAGATATCTTATTTACGTTCTAGGGTACGAGTACATAAAACATAACTTTTATGAAAGAAGATGTATAGTACAGGAGGACCAGGAATGTCTCAAAATCCTCAGATTTATTATGAGGATATGTATTTAACGGAGAGCCAGAAGGCCTCTTTAGACTATTTAAAAGGAAACGCAGACCATTGGATTGCATCGTTGGTGCAGCCAAGAGGATATCTTAAAACCTATAGGGATTACTATAACGGAGTTAGAGACAACAAGGACTTCGAGTATCTTACAGAGAATTTCGGAATTGGTACTCCTTCAGCACTTAAGTTCACCAACATAATCAAACCTAGGGTGGATTCCATAGTGGCTCAAATTGAGTCAGATTCCTACACCTACAATGTATCATGTGTGGACGATAAGACCATCGATGCGATACAAGAGGAGAAGAAGAACAAGAAACTTCAAGAGATACAGCAGGAACTGGACCTATTCACTAAACGCATGCAACAAACTATGCAGAAGGAAGAAGAGGTACCGCAGTACAGCGAACTTAAGGAATCATTGGATAATGTCAAGAAGAAATACAAGAGCAACTTCCTATCAGACTTTGAGATTGCAGCACAACGTGTGTGTAACTACTTCGAGAGATCTAATGAGATGGAGTTGCGACGCAAGTTAGCCACTCTGGTACACGACCTTATCGTTACTGGGGAATGCTATTGGCGCGTATATTACGACAGGATGGGATCAGATCCTATATTTGAGGTGATCAAGCCGGAGAACTTTTTCCACAACAAGAATACCAACAATCCATTTCTTGAAGGAACAGACGCAGTAGTACATCGTGAGTATATGACCCACAAACAAGTAGCAGCTAAGTATGGGAAATTCATGACCAAAGATCAGATGCGAGAATTGTTTGGAGGGCGTTATGCAACGCGTACTGCAAGGTCCCTGAATTCGGGACTCGACCTTGAGTTGTACTATGGTGAGGAAGATCCCGCATTAGGTCAGAAGTTCTACAACACAGCCTACATAGTTGAAGTTGTACATGTTGAATGGTTAGCTACAAACGAAATAACTATTGATGAAGCTGAGATGAAACGCTTACAAACCATCAGTGAGGGGCATAAGTACAAAGTAGGAGAAAAAGTACGTCGTGTTGATAGGTATGAAGTAACACGTATCGGAGGTACTGTGTACGTAAATGCTGGTAAAACAGAGCATGTGCCTAGAACACAGAATGATCCTTATATGTGTGGATTCTCCTATGGAGGACTTACCAATAATGATAGAGGAGGTAAGCCATACTCAATAGTTGGTGCCCTGAAGGACTTGCAGGATGTGTATGATTTAACCATATTCTACAGAGACAATCTAATTGCTAACTCTGGAGTTAAGGGTAGCCGGATCAATATCGCTGGGATACCTAAGGTTCTTGGTAATGACTTCATGACCAGGCTGTTCAAATTCATCGCACTCAAGAAGACTGGATTTGAACTAATCGATCCAACAGAACAAGGAGCTCAACTATTCAATCACTACGGAGAATTCGATAACACAGTGGATGGTAATGCATTGCAGGCCATTCAGTTTATCCTACAACAGATCGAGCATCAAGCAGATTTAATTGCAGGAACATCACCGCAGATGCTGGGACACATTGAGGAAAGAGATGCAGTGCAGAACGTAAGACAGGGAATCAAGCAGTCATTGATGATCAATCACTCTCTATTCGAGTTATTCCGTGCAGGACAAAATCGGATCATGCGTGACTTACTGAGGATGGCACAGATAACGTACAGAGAGGGTAAAAGGATATCCTATATTGCTGGATCCGACGCATATACTTTCCAGATCATACCGGAGAAATTCTCATATACAGATTACATGATCTCTATTGAATATGCGTCTAAAGAGCAGATGAAGGTAGAGCAAATCAGAAATCTAGCTAAGGAACTAGTTGGTGCAGGGGCACTTGATCCAGATGTGATAGTTAAGGCCACACTATCTGACTCGGTTACAGAGATTTCAAGAATGATCACTGAGGCTTGGACTAATAAGAAAGCGGAGAATGACTTCATGAACAAAGCAAAACAACAAATCGAGCAATACGAGAAGCAAATCAAGGAGATGGAATCTCAACTCAACAATATATCGCAGCAGCTTGAGGCAGCCAAAACTGCTAACAATGAGGCTAAGGTTAAGGAAGTTGAGCTTAAACATCAGGAAGCTACTGAGAAACTTGCTCTTGAACGTAAGAAACTTGAAGATGCTAAAGCTTACAATGATGCACAAATCCAACTTAAAGAAGCTGTTGTTCAACTTGAGCGTGAACAATTGTATCTTGGAATTGGTAATTCTAAAGAAATTAAGGACTTATAATAAATAAAGATGGTTAAAGAAGTTGAAATAGCAAATATTTACGAATATTTTGAGGCAGGGAAGCAGTACTCAATATCTGATACCCAGCCAATATTCGAAGCATCGCTTAGCAATGAGGGGATAGACTTGCACTTGGATGTCTATGCCCCGTTGCCAAGTCAATTAGAAGGAGGTAGGAAAATCTACCTATGGTTTGGTAATATTGACTTCGACAATCTATTGGTGGACTATGTTCTGATTCAGGAAACTGAGATGGATAGTTGCATTGGATTGGCGATAGGAAGATCTAAAGTTACATATGACTTCGATCTGTACAAAGTGGTTACCATACCACGTAAAATATACAATACACAAGGAACATCTGAGATCATTGTTGAACTCTATACATACGAGGCCAACATCACCACAGACTATGGATACAAACGCTTATCTGTTCCTTACACAATCACATCTGACTCCAAATATAAGTACGACAAATCCACAGATGGAATGTACAGATTGGCAATGATAGATTTCCCAAAATACGATACTCAAGAGATTTACTACACAGGAGATATTGTTGTTTGGGCAGATGGGTTACTGATGTCCACAGTGGACAACAATACAGAAGTTCCGGATACTGGAATCAACTGGAAGGTACCGGAAGAAGAAGATATCATCAACTTTGCATCAGGATATTCAGTGCATAGGCCATTGAGAGCGATAATTAGTCACATGTTGATTAGCAGATATGCTAAGTATGCAATGATTAAGGACGCAATAGAAGCCTCGTCATTCAAGGATTATGACGATGGATTTGCTAACTCACTGGCAAATTTTATGCAGGCATACAGGGAAAGAGCAAAGATGAAACTACTTGCCAATAGGCCAATAGATGCAGCATACGAGCTACAACAGCTCAAACTGGCATACTCAGGAATGGCAGACAAGACAAAGATAAGAAACTTCAATATAAAATATACATATACAGGAGATGCAAGATAAAGTTTACGCAAACGGAATAAGTATCGAGTGTGAAGGTCTTATTACATCCTGCCAATCACCAGATAAGAAACTTGACCTTCTATTCTATAACAGAATGAATAAGAACGGAGATGTCCTAACATCACTGGTATACAATTCAGGGGTTTTAGACGGATCAAGTAATAGGAGAATACACTACGAACCAGCCAAATTACTTAGGAATACTGAGTTCGAGTTATCATACAATATATCTGGACCAGGTAACAGATGGTTAAACTCTGATATTGTGAACACCGAAATATCCTTATTCAAGAATAAGGGTATCTTTGCTAAGAATACAAGCAAGGAATTCGATGTAATCAATGACTATGCCGTAGTTGAGTTTGCTGGAAGTATGATGTATGACGGATGGTACAGCCTTGTATCAATCGCGTTACCCGATAGACCTAACAACGATCAAGTACCAGCCGGTACACTAAGATTAAATCAGACAACAGGAATCGCAGAATATGCACTGGTGGACAATCCCACAATAGGGGATGATTGGAGTCCACTTAATGAAATTGATGCAAGCATCCCAATATACAATATGCTTAGGATGCCAGCCATCAACGCATACAGGAAGGAGGACTTCTTTGTATACACCAAGCTGCTGACTCTATACAAGAAACTGTTGAATGACGAAATCAAGGAGGATTGGTACTACAGATTAAGTAAAATTAAACCAAAAGTTAGAACCATCAGTGCTGCTGTTGAAGCTAAGGAATTTGCTAAGGCCCAGCTATTGTTACAATCGATGGATCTTACTTTATTAACACTACTAGTATAATATGTCACAATATACAATACCTGTGCATCAGTTCATAGTAAATTCATTGCAACCCGAGATTGATGCACTGAATATCTCTCAAACCTCAATGGAGGAAATGGGTTATTCTAACAAGGCAATGGTAGAAACAGAAAGAAAATTAAATGCTCTCATGCCAGTATACGACTTTCTGAAGGAGTATACTTATGGAGATGAAGAAGTAGAACTAAGTGTTATCCGGGAGATGATCAATAACACTGGATTAGCGAGACTTAGCAATCAATCTAATCAATTGGTTATCCAATCATTAAGATCTGACTCAGATATAAACCAGAGAGAAACCACAGATAGAATTACTGTGTATGTGAATAACAAGATTCAGACAAAGGAATTTATTCCTGGAGGAAGTGATTCAATTACAATTGAGGTTTATGGAAGTGATAAATTGGATTTGATAGAAGTTTCTTTACTAAATCTTGATGATCATAGTTTAATCGAGAAGACTGGAAGAAATAGCGTTAGAATTGATGGCATAAGTGCTAGTAGTCCTGCAACACTTGTTCTTAATGTAAAGACATATAGAAATAATGAATTAATAACTGAAAAGACAATGAGTTATAAAATTTTATTTAATGACTGTGACACAAGTTCTAAGTTGTTCATATCGATGGCGACTCCTGAAAGATTTACCATCTCTGATACTGATATCAACGAGACTACGAATGTCACAATTGATCCAAATAGTGGAACAGTAACAACCGGAACGCAGTTGGATTGGGTCTGGATTGATAACAATATTGCGCCAGAAAATATATACCAATTTGATATTGGAACAGTACATGAACTAACAGTAGCATCAGGAGATACACACGCGTTGCTGATCCTACCTCAATCGCTTACAGTACAGAGTGTTGTAGAGACAGTACTTGGTACCAATGTCGCTATGACGCAGGGAGTGCATTATGATGTGATGTCGCTACAAGGACCAACGCAGACATACAATGTTTACTACTTAAGAAACTTAGCATCAGCTAATTTCGATCAAGATAGAACATTCAAATTCTTTATTATCGCAGTGTAACGATGGCAATAATAATACCAGAACAACTGGAACTTCAGAATAATACTCCACTGGACAATAGACTAGTGAAGAACACACTTTACGACAGAAACAACATCCCTTATGTTATGAGATACGAGGGGATGTTTGTTTATGTTAAGGAAACACAGAAGAATTACCAGTTGCAGAACGGAATAACCAATAGTCATTGGGTGAATACAAACCCTGAGTTAGGGGAAGTTTTCCTTAAATCAGATCACGTCATGGTGTCGCAAGGACCCACATCTGTTGCTAGACCAATCATACTAAATTCAGATGGTGTAGTTGATGGTTCAATGATAGACTTAAGTACGGAAAGGCTAGAAAGTCTTAGTAATGTGAATGATACAATACCAAACAAGAACGATGTATTGATGTGGGATAACACAGGACAACAATGGATAGCTAATCCAGCAATAACATCATTTGAGGCACTGGAGGACACGCCATCCAACTACTCTGGACAAGGGAACAAACTGCTTAGAGTGCGTTCTACAGAGGACGGAGTAGAATATGTAGCTGGTACAGCATTGTACTTTTCTCGCAGTGAGTTTGTTGATCAATCTACAGGAATCAATGAAGCCGGAATGCCGGTGAAATTGGATGTTAATGGGAAGATCCATGACTCCTTGATTAATCTTTCCTTGTTTTATTATGTAGGCCAGTTTACACCAACTTCAACTACTGAATATCCAGATACAACAGGGGAATCAGCTGGAGCAACATGGGCTGTGGCTGGACTAACATCACCATATACATTCTCAGCCGGCGACTTAACTGGTCAGACAGTAGATAACGGGGACTATATGGTGTGGGGTACATCATCATGGGCAATAATGCATGGATCCTTAGATCCTGTGCTATTCTATATGTTAGATGGATCACAACCAATAACAGCTCCATTTCAGGCTGGGGGATTTCAACTCAAGAATCTTAGTAATGGATCAGATCTAACTGATGCAGTGACTGTTGAACAATTAAATGGAAAGGCTAATGTAATACATGATCATGTAATATCCGATATAGACGGACTTCAGACAGAATTGGATGGTAAAGCACCAATGCAGCACAACCACACACTAGAGGAATTAACTGATACCAATATACCATCAACACCACAAAATCAAGAAGTACTGACATGGTCATCAGCAGATAATGCTTGGATACCAGCAACATCTCCATCAGGAGTAACTGTACACAACTTACTGACAGGTAGAGATGCAGCAGATGCTCATCCTATTGAGTCTGTAACTGGACTTAGAGATGAGTTAGATAGTAAGTCAGATGAAGGACACACTCACCAGATAGATGATGTGGATGGTCTTCAAACAGAATTGGATAGTAAAGCACCAGCTAATGCATCAATACCAATAGGAGGAATCATAATGTATAGTGGCGATATCGCCAACATTCCTACTAACTGGCACTTATGTGACGGGACTAATGGAACTCCTGATTTACGAGGACAATTTGTAATTGGTGGTAATGGAAGTGATACTGGAGTGACTGGTGGATCCAGAGATGCAATTATCGTTGAACATCACCATACAGCAGTAGCAAGCTCTGTATTTAATGGATTGCCTTTACCTGAGCACGGTCACCAGGCACAATTTGTAGGAAATCCGTTGCAAGGACATGTTCACGGTGGAGATGTCTCAATAGATATAGGATCTCACGATCATTCCATACCAATGTCGGCTTCAGAGAATGGTACTAATGCAGGAAGTGAAGGTGATAGATTTTTCGACAAACCACTAACAGATCCAGCTGCACTTAGAACAAGTTCATATGATTACGGTACCAAAACTGGATCATTTACTACTGACTCAGTATCAGCAGGAACTCCTACAGGTGCAGTAACTATTTCTAATGCAGGAGCAGATATTCCTCAAGGTAATATCACAACTAATATAACAGTTGAGTCATCAGGAGCTTCAGGTACAGGTGCCAACTTACCTCCATATTATACACTAGCTTATATTATGAGGATCGCTTAAAATGAGAAAAATTTTATACATTATTTTATTTGGGTTATTGTTATCACTAACAACTTGTAAGACATCACTTTACAAAGAAAAAGAAGTAACCAAGAAGATAAAACATTACGTAGAACACGGGGTATTGGATACTTTAGCATACAAGGTGCAGATCATAGTAGTTGATGGAGATACAATAGCAAACGATACACTAAAAATAAATAAATCTAAGGATAAAAAATGGCATTAATATTACCTACTGGGATTGAAGTACAAGGCCCAGAACCGATAGACAATAGAATAGTTAAACAAACACTACAGGAAAGAGATGCCATACCAAACGTGCTACGTTATGAAGGGCTTTCTGTCTACGTCATTGATGAGGAGACCGAATATCAGCTAAGAGGAGGTATCACCAATGGAGATTGGGAATCTACAAGTTTCGTTGCATGGCAATCAATGACTGGAGGTATATTCTACGAAGGAGGTAAGGTAGCCATAGGACAAACATCAGCAACAGGAACTCTTGATGTACGTAGCGATAACCTGGTGCAAAATCATAGTGCACTGACACTTAGAAACAATCAGGGACGAGCTATGGTATACTTCAGACAATCCGTGGATGGGATAGGAGCGGCTCTAGATCTGGCAATTAATGATACAACTGAAACCCAGCAAGTTAATATCTCTGCCAACAGTCCGTCATGGATAGCAGGTGGAGTACTTGGTTTGGGTAAAGACAATCCGGACCCTACCTACGCTTTAGATGTAGCAGGTAGTGTCTTGATATCTAATGGATTGGAGGCAAATACCATAACGCAGGATGGAAATCCGGTGTGGCACTCGGGTAATTTCGACCCAGACTCTAAGGAGGATGCGCTGGGAAACCCTAGTACATCTGGGTATGTTCTAAGTTCAGATACAGCGGGAGTAAGAAGTTGGGTACCACAACCCACACCAATCTCGGATGTACCAAGCGACGGTGTGCTGTATGGTAGAATAGATGCAGCATGGGCTCCTATAGCAGATACACACTATACAAAAGGTGAGCATATCGCAGTTTCACTAGGAACAGCAGATGCAGGTAAACCGATTATTTTGAATCCACAAGGTCAGATAGACACGTCGATGATAAATGCTTCCACTTTCTATTATGTAGGACCTTTTACGCCAGAGACAGCAAACGAATATCCGGATACAACGGGAGAGAGTCATGGTGCCTTCTGGGTTACACAAGGACTTGCCGCTACATATACCTTCCAAGGTGGAGATCTCGCAGGCCTTAACATTGATAATGGCGACTTTATGGTCTGGGGATCTGTAGGATGGAGTATAATGCGAGGGGAAATGAACCCATTGCTTTACTACAAACTCGATGGTTCTCAAGCAATTACGGCGGCATTCGCAGGTGGTGGACAACAGATTAAGAATATAGCAGATGGTACAGATAGCACAGATGCAGCAACGGTTGCTCAGTTAGATACAAAGTTAGAGTTAACCGGTGGTACATTGACTGGAGGATTAACTCTTACAGGAACAAGGGAAGGGTACCTTAACATCACCACTCCACTAATGGCTGATGCATGGCCTAAACTAAGATTTAGTAATAATGACTTGTCCAAGTGGTTAGATTTCGAGTACAATGTATCATCACATCTTTGGGGTGTATATTTAAAGGATAGTACAGCTGGAACAGAAGCAACACAAAATAGTCTCATATTCTCAGAAGATATGGTGGCCATAGAATCCAACGTCTCAGTAACTAGAGATGTTGTGCCTACGGATGATGCTCACCTCACACGTAAGGATTATGTTGATACAGGACTAGCAACTAAGGAGGACCAGTTGGGCAATCCAACAACGGACGGATATGTTTTGAGTTCTACCACAACAGGAGTAAGATCCTGGATACCAATTAGCGAGCAAATTAATATACCAGATGCTCCAAGTGATGGAGTAACGTATGGTAGACTTAATGCAACATGGCAAAAAGTAGTAAATGCTGCTGGAGATGAGATGTCTGGTGACCTGACGATGATGGATTCGGATGTAATATTCAGGAAAACTGATGACATAAAAACCACACTGACACAATTTTATAATGCAGCAGGAGATAGAGTAGGTTACTTCGGAAATACAAGCGGTAACTCCACAGATTTTTATATGGTATCTGAGCTTGGTAACGTTAGAGTACTCACATCAAATGGAGACTTTCTAGTAAACTCCAGTCCAGTATGGACAGCAGCAACCTTCGATCCAGCAACAAAAGCAGATCAAAGTGCTTTGGATGCACACACTGGGGATACCAACAACCCGCATTCAGTAACTGCAACACAAGTAGGTGCTGATCCTGCAGGTTCTGCAAGTGCAGTACAAGCTAACTTAGATACACATACTTCTGACACATCTAACCCTCATTCTGTAACCGCAGAACAAGCAGGGGCACAAGCCGTATCAGACATCACACACCACATAACACAAGCAGGGTGGATAAGAATTGCAAAACTAACTTCAAGTGCAGGTAGAGGAAGTTATGAGATAAGTACAAAAGTTCAAGGAGGTATTATTGCGGAAGGTGCTTTAATTTACTTTGAAGTTAATTCATATTCAGTTGCAAGTAACCCTTCAAACGTTGTTGTAAGTAATATGTCCACATATATACAAGGAGTAGGACTAATCGATAGTGACGGGGATGGTAAGCCTTGGGTTTGTGTTAAGGTTGCTCATGATGGAACGGATTATAACATGATAACACGTTTTAAATCTCTAAACACATTAGGAACCTTTACACCCTCAACCACCACAGATGCTGAAACTCTGACAATGGGTAATGAATATTTGTTTGGTACAGGGAACAGTTTTAGCGGCAATATCTTGGTAAAAAGAGATGCTAATGGGGTTGGTATTGATGTTAGGACTTTAAACTCAGGGGACAATTACTTTACAAGATATGCAATGTGGGGTACAAATCCTGCGGGTGAGAACATTGAGATAGGGAGGTTAGCAGCTTATCAAAAAGATAGTGGTGTAAACTCAGATATTTATATATATCAAAGGTTGGCTGATGCTATGGTAAAAGCAATTACTATTTACCGTGACGGTAATGTGGGTATATATAAGGACACACCTACAGAAAAGCTGGATGTAGCCGGTAGTGTAAAAGCCAATGGCTCACTCAAAGTCAATACAACAAATCAATCTGCGGCAGTAAATTATTATGATAACGATGTCATACAGTGGAAAACAAGTATGTATGATGCAACAAGAAAAGATTGGGGTATTGCAAGGTATGATGATGCAGGCTCTTATGTAAGTTATGCTTTAGCAATATCAAGGGCTACAGGTAATGTCCTCATAGGAGGTTCTGGTGAAGCATCGGAGAGACTTGAGGTTATAGGTAATGTAAAGGCAACAGATTTCATACCAACCTCAGACGCAAGACTGAAAGAAGATATACGATATGAAGTACCTTCTACAGATGGTTTAAAACCTGCTACCTACGTTATGAAGGAAACAGGTGATTTGCAGTATGGTTTTATAGCACAAGATATGCTGGATACACACCCTGAACTTGTGAAAGGGACAGGTGAGGAAAAGGATGGTGAGATTGATTATTACAGCATCAAGCTGAACTCGATAGTAGCTATGTTAGTTGCTGAGGTCCAGGATCTTAAGAAAGAAGTTAACGAATTAAAACAAAATAAACAATAAATATGTCATTAATATTACCACAAGGGATAGAGGTGCAGAACAGCGTGCCTCTAGATATAAGAACATTAAAAGCAACAATAGCAGACAGAGATGCTATCCCAGCGGTGCTCCGATATGAAGGATTGTCAGTGTACGTAGAGGAAACACAGGAGACTTACACATTAGTTGGAGGAGTAGATAACTCCAACTGGTACGCAGATACGATATGGTCTGAGACTGGTACTGGCGTATACACAACATCCAAAGTTGCTATTGGACATAATATAAATGATGCTACTCTTGATGTTAGGAATAACGATGGATCCACTCTGTCTCCTATCCTAAATTTAAGAAGTGCAGATGGTAATGCAAAGACATTCTTTGCTCCAAACGAAAATGCTGCAGATGCATCATATGATCTACATATTAAAGACAACAGCGGAGCCAACGGAACTAAAGTATCCGGGGATAAACCATCATACTTTGTGAATGGAGTAGCAGTAGGCAAGGAGACAGCAACTGCAGCACTTGATGTAGAGGGAGATGCAGAAGTAAGCGGAACGCTGAACGCAGCCACACTACATAATGCAGGAAATCAGGTATGGCATACCGGAAACTTCAATCCAGACGATAAAGCAGATGTGGGGGACTCATTCCTCAGAACTGACTATATTGACGTGAGTGCTGGAGCTGCAGATGCAGGAAAACCAATAGTTTTAGATGTATCTGGTAATGTGAGTTCGACGATGATTGGGATAGATTCAGGCTTCCACTTCCAAGGTCAGTTCACACCAACAGCAGGTGCAGAATATCCAGATACCACAGGACTTCCTACCGGATCATTCTGGGATACAGTTGGAGTTGATCCTACCAATGGATACACCTTCACCGGCGGTGATCTTTCAGGACAAACAATAAATAATGGGGACCTAATGCTGTGGTCTGAATCTGGGTGGGGCATCAAAGTAACTGATATGAATCCATCGCAGTACTACAAATTAGATGGGACACAGCCGATAACCGCTGATTTCAATGCAGGAGGATTTAGAGTAATCAACATGCAGGACGGAATACAAGTTACCGATGGCGCTACACTTGGTCAAGTATCCACTATGATAGATAATGTGGATAAGGGAGATATTGGATTAGATCAGGTGGACAATACATCTGATCTAGACAAACCTGTATCAACAGCACAACAAGCAGCAATAGATGCGGTGCAGGCAGACATTGACACACATACCTCCGATACTTCTAATCCTCATTCAGTGACTCCGAGTCAGATAGGAGCGCAGGAAATATCAGATACCTCACACACCATAACTCAAGCAGGATGGGTGGAAATAGCACATCTTACAAATACAGGACAAGGATTAGGGGTATTTGATATTAACGTTGGACCTACAGGTGGAGTATCCGCATCGAGGGCAAATATCAGGATTTACAATGGGTACAACCTGCCACTTGATAGAGTAGTTGCAGAGAATACAACAACATTCGTACGAGGGGTTGGAGTTGTTATTGAGTCTGACAACTCTGCAAAATTATATATTAAAGTACATCACACAGGAACGGATTACAACCTCACATCACGTATAAAAGCTCTCAACAACCAAAGCTCT